GGTCAACTAAAAACGCCGACTACAAGGCCGAGAAAGATCGCTTGTACGCACAGCAGAACCCCGAGAAAAAAACGCTTGCCAGAAAAAAATGGAGCGAAGCAAACCCCGGCAAGGATAAGGCTGCCAAGGCCAAAAACCACGCGGCTCGCATTAAGCGCAAACCGACTTGGTTGAGTGAAGATGATGAGTGGATGATTGCGCAAGCGTACGAACTTGCGGCCTTGCGCACAAAGCTATTTGGTTTTTCGTGGCATGTTGACCATATAATTCCGCTTAACGGCAAAAAAGTTTCTGGCTTGCACGTACCTACAAACCTTCAAGTAATCCATTGGCGGGACAACTTGCGCAAAGGCAACCGAATGGAGGTTGCATAATGGCAAACAGGTTTGCAGCAGGCCACAAAGCCATCGCAATTTGCGATAGGTGCGGTTTCCAGTACAAGCTGAAACAACTCAGAACAGAGGTTGTGAAGCAAAAAAAATATCAGGCGTTGGTGTGTCCCGATTGTTTCGATCCAGATCAGCCTCAGTTGATGCTCGGCACATTCCCTGTGGATGATCCGCAGGCGCTGAGAAACCCACGCAGGGACACCACCTACGTGACATCTGGCTTGAATGACGATGGCAACCTGTCTGGCGGCTCTCGGGATACGCAGTGGGGGTGGAATCCGGTGGGCGGGTCAAGATCGTCTGATACGCTTCTTACACCCAACACATTGGCGTTGACTGTGCTTATCGGCACGGTGACAATATCGGTATCTTAAAGGAGTCTGACATGGACGCGAAAAAAGCAGTGCGCAAACACGAGGCAAACATGCACCCCGGTGCAAAGCCAACCAAGCTCGCCAAGGGCGGCAAGACCAACCTGCAGATGAAGCAGCTTGGACGCGGCATGGCTAAGGTCATGAACCAGCGCGTATCATCTGCACCCAAGGGGAAATAACATGGCAACCTTTAGCAAAAAGATGATGGGCAAGGAAGTTGGCAGCGCTGCTGTCTACGCCAAGCCTCACACCATGACCGGTAAAGTCGTGAAGGCCACAACCAACCCGGGCAAAGAGCCGAATCACAGCCGCGTGGACACGGTAAACATGAGCGTAGGCGCGTTTAGCAACAAGCCTGATGGCATGGGCACCAAGACCAGCGGCATCAAAATCCGGGGCACTGGCTGCGCCACAAAGGGATTGCTTGCAAGAGGCCCAATGGCATAAAGCATGAACTACGCCGACGCGGGCATTACAACAACCACGTTCTATACTTACTGCAAGCGCCTTGGGTTGCCAAACCTCAAGCAGAGAAAGTAACAATGACAACATACGCAGTTCTTTGCAGCCAAGTGGCGGAAATATGTGAAAACGAATTCACGGCAGATCAGTTTTCGTTATTTTTTAAAAACGCCGAACAAAAAATCTACAACACGGTGCAGTTGGCCAACTTGCGCAAGAACGTCACTAGCACGTTGACTGCGAACAACAAGTATCTAAACGCGCCGAATGATTTTCTGTCGGTGTACTCGTTAGCCATCTACCCGGCTGCAGGCGGGAGTTACGAGTTCTTGCTAAACAAGGACGTGAACTTTATCCGTCAGGCGTACCCCAACCCAGCCACCACCGGAAAGCCCAAACACTACGCCATCTTTGGCCCTCAGTCGGGCGATGTAAACGAGCTGACGTTCATATTGGGTCCAACCCCAGATGCCACGTACAACACGGAGCTGCACTACTACTATTACCCCGAGTCAATCGTGACTGCTGGGGATACTTGGCTGGGCGAGAACTTTGATTCTGCGTTGCTCAACGGCGCACTGGTGGAGGCCATTCGCTTTATGAAGGGCGAGGCCGACATGGTGAAGCTGTACCAAGATATGTACATGCAGGCAATTGCGCTGCTTAAGAACTTGGGCGATGGCAAGCAAAAACAGGACGAATATCGCAGCGGACAAGTAAGGATCAAGGTCTCATGATTTTCCAGACTGCAACCTCGTCGTTCAAAGTGGAGCTGCCGCAGGGCATCCACAACTTCGGCCCCATATCGCCTGACACATTCAAGGTGGCGTTGTATACGGCGGCTGCCGATCTGGACGGCTCTACGGCTGTTTACACCACATCCGGCGAAGTCGTTGGCACGGGGTACGTGGCTGGCGGCAACACATTGGTCATCACGACCACGCCCGTGGCTGCAAACAACAGCGCCAACGTGCCCACGGCATACTTCAGCTTTGCCAATTCCTCATGGACAAGCGCAACTTTTACCGCCCGGGGCGCTTTGATCTACAACAGCACTGAGGGCAACAAGTCTGTGGCTGTGCTGGATTTTGGCGCAGATAAGACTGTGAACAACAACACTTTCCAAGTCATTTTTCCAACTGCCGATGCCAACAGCGCTATCTTGCGAATTTCGTAGGAGCACTCCGTGATTGTCACCACAACCAAAAGCCCATGGACGACTCTCTGCTTGAAAAGCGGGAAGGCACCGTGGATAATGACAACGAATTGACCACATGGGTATAGTACTGGATGGGCGAAGAGCTTGTTCACCGATCTGCTCCGTTCAAACGTAAGGACTCGACATGTCAAGCACCTTCTCCAACCTCAAGTTCGAGCTAATCGGCAACGGTGAGCAGTCGGGCACTTGGGGCACCACGACCAACTCCAACATCGGCACTGCCATCGAGCAGGCCATTGTGGGCATGGCAACTCTGGAAGCCGCAGACTTCACGGCCAACGTGTGCACACTGACGCTCTCCAACACCAATGCTGCGCAAGATGCCCGGGCGCTGTGCCTGAACATTGCTGCTGGCGCGGTATCGGCTGCGGGAACGATCAACGTCCCAGCCATCCAGAAACCTTACCTGATCATCAACGGCTCCAGCTTCGCTGTGACGGTCAAGGTCTCTGGCCAGACTGGCGTAGCAGTCCCCGCAGGCGCGCGCACGGTAATGTACAACAACGGCACGGATGTTGGCGCACAGATCAACTGGCTCAGCTCGTTGACCCTTGGCACGGCGCTTGGCGTGGCCTCTGGCGGCACAGGTGCGGCTACCCTGACGGCCAATAACGTCTTGCTGGGCAACGGCACCTCTGCTGTGCAAGTCGTGGCTCCGGGTACGGCGGGTAATGTGCTCACATCCGACGGTACAACTTGGGCTTCGACGACACCTACAGCTCAGGCTTACCCCGGTGCGGGTATGGCGGTTTCCACTGGAACGGCGTGGGCCACATCAAAAACTACCCCAACAGGTGATGTGGTCGGCACAAGCGATACGCAGACTCTGACCAACAAAACTTTTGGTGATCCTGTAATTTACCCCGCTGGCTCTGCCGCAGCCCCAGCTATCACCACTTCGGGCGACACCAACACGGGTATCTTCTTCCCTGCTGCTGACACCATTGCTTTCTCTGAAGGCGGTGCGGAGTCTGCAAGGATTGACTCCAGCGGTAACTTGCTGGTGGGGGCGACGAGTAATCAAACTGGCGCAAAATTAAACTCTGCTGGCGGGGTTGGAACTGCCAACACAGCAACCAACAGATTTGCAACGGTTGAATACGGGTCTGGCGCAAACGGTACTTTTACGATTATCACTGTTTCTTTTACGGTAAATAGCGATAATTCATCTGTAATTCTTGAGGTCTTGATGACTGGTTTTGGCGCTTATTTGGACCATGTTGCCGCACGATGTTCCAATCAAACGGCAGTTGTTATGAGAAACAATGCCTCGGCAGGAACCACAGTTGCGTCTTTGGCGGTAGACGGAACTATAACCACATACACCCTGACAATCACAACATCCGTGACCTATCCTGTTGTCAAAGTAAAAGCCACAGTTGGAGGTTTAGGTTCTACGACAACTTTGCCGACAATCGCTTTTGCATAACCCATCCTTAAGGAACCACCATGACAACTTACCTCTGGACCATCCCCCAAATGGATCGCCTGACTGCTGACGGTTTTGTCGTCACAGTGCATTACAACGTGTCTGCCACTGACGGCACATACAGCGCCAATACCTACGGCACTGTGGGCTACACAAAGCAGCCCGGCGAGACATTTATCCCCTACGACCAATTGACCGAAGCCATCGTAGTTGGCTGGGTGCAGACAAGCCTTGGCAAAGACACCGTTGAAGCCAGCTTGCAAAGCCAAATTGACGCACAGATCAACCCCGTACAAGAGTCGGGTGTACCTTGGAGCCAACCATGAAAGACTGGGCCGTAGCATTC